AGTTGTCGATAATCTTCTCTATTCCAAATATCTGTAAGTTCTAAACTAACTTTTATTTTCTCCATCGTTTTCTAAATTTGAATATTCATTCATTTTATCCAAAAGTTCATTCATATCTTCTGGGGATTCTGAAAGATAAATACTATGTATATATTTTAATAAAGCCTCATCATTATCTTTGATAGTTATTAATTCAATAAATAGTTTTCTATCTTCAAAATATTCTACTTGTAAAAATTCAATATACACAGAACCTTCTACAGTATTTTCTTTAGTTTTATTAGAAGAATTTTTACATACTTCTGTTATTAGTTCTAAATCTAATAAACTAAAATGATCAAAAAAATTATCTTTATTTACAATTATCATTATTCCTGGTAGTCCCCTTCTTCTAATCTAACTTCGATAGTTTCATTTTCTTCCCAAACTTCAGTTGTAACTAAATATCCTAAAGAATTTATGATCCTTAATCCATTGGTAATAAACATATCATTACCATCATTATTGTCTATTAATGTCCAAACATTTTCAATTTTAGTACCATTTAACAATGACCTATCTTCAAATAAGTATCCATCACATGGAGCTTCTTTTACAAATGTATTTTTAATAGGTTTATACTTTTCTGAAAAATTAGTCCAATTTAAATTTATCATAACTTTTCTACTAGTTTTTCTGTTATTGTGTAATCCATTATTGCCAAATATAGCCCTAATGTAACAACAGTAGCTAAAATTTCTAATGGACATATTATTAATATAAGTATTCCTATGATTATGTTTTTCATTTTAATTTATTTTTAATTAACTTTTTAGCTTTATCTAAACCATACTGTTTAACATAATCGCTAATATCTTTTTCTTTATCAATAAAAAAGAATTCTACATCATATTCTAATAAGAATTCACCGGTAGAAGTTCTACCTTGATGATCATTATCTAAACATAAAACAATTCTTTTAAATCTACTACTTAACTCATCCCAAGATTTTTTACTTAATTTATTAGTTTCAGCTTGTAATGCTACAGATGAATAACCCATTTTATAATAAACCATCACATCTTTAAGTGATTTTGTAATAATTAGTAAATCTCCATTTTCAGGTAGTTGATCATACCCTTGTAAACAATCAGAACCTACAGTACTTAACCATTTTAATTGTTCATTAGGATTAGCTAAAGGAAAATAGATTTTAAAATATTCTTTTTTATTTTTAAAAAATCTATAAGAATAAATTGGATTAGTTTTCTTATACTTAAAATGATAAAAATTATCATTCTTTTTTAATAAAACATTACTACAGGATTTTACATTAAAGAAATTTAATGTTATTAAATCAATTCCATATTGTTCCCAATAATTACAATCTATAATACTGAAAGGTTGAATTAAAACAGTTATTTCAGATTTTACTTTTTGTAATTTAGGTAAAGTTACATCATCATTATTTATTAATAATTGAGGTGAAACATTTAATTTAATTTTTCTTAAATTAAAATCATTAGCAATAATATTACAAGTTTCATGGTAATTACTACCATATTTTCTACTAACATATTCAAATGCTGTAAAATAATCACCATTACCATAATCTTTATAATAAGGTATTCCAGATTTACTTATAACTATTCTACAAGCAGGTTTAGTATCATTATAAAATTCAGATTTAAATTTATTTTCTAAACCATTATAATTACTACAATATTTTTCTAATATTTGTAACTCTGTAATATGTTTAAGTATCTCATCTTTTGTTATTTGTAAACTTGCATTATCAAAGTTGAACATAAACTATTTTTAAAAAGTAATAATAGGCTGTAACAGATGCATTTATCTAGGCATATGCTCCATAAGTTTCCAAATAGTTCCTAGCCACCTATTATTACTTAATTATTTAATTAAAAGTTAACATCTGCTTGAGGCTCAGAAATACCAGAAGTATCTGTAGTTGTAGGAGCATCAATAGCTAATCTTTTAATGTTTTTATCAGGATTAAATAGTAAAGTAGTTGGATCTTTTTTAGTAGATTCACAGAATACACCAGTACCAAAAGATGAAGCTACATATTTTACTCCTTTTTGAGAAATCTTTTCTTCACCATTTACTTTTAATCTCATTTCTTTATTAACTACTAATAAAGCAATTTTTTGAGCTAATTCTTCAGCAGATTTAGCATTAGGCATTTTAGATTTAGCAGAAGCTTCATCTAAATTATTTGCCGCAGCAACTAAAGATAAAATTGCATTTTTACTAATATCCCAAGCTGACATTTTTTTACCTGGATTAACTACAGTACTTAAATAGTATTGTTGTTTTAATTCAGATTGTCCATCAATAGATTCTACTGTGAACTCTAAATAAGGAGCTTGTTTTTGAGCACTAACACCATTTGTTACATTTGTAATTTTAACAGTATGAATACCTGGAGTGATACTAGATTTAAAGTTATTTTTAGTTAATTCTGCATTTTCAAAACCGAACATAATTATATATTTTTTTAATTTAATTTAAATATTAAGAGTTGTTATTCTCCTAACTGATATTTGTTAATTTTATCCAATATTAAAGCATAGTCATTTGGTTCAAATTTTTCTAAACAACCTTCAGGAGATTTAGCTAATCTAAGACCATCACTATTTGTTAATAATGAATATTCCATTTTTCCATTCACTTCTTTTACATCAGTATGTAATACATAAGTAAAATAAGAAGGTATTTTGATTTGATTATCTAATAACTTCCCTACTGTTTGTAAAGTAATAATACTATTACCGTTTACATCTGTATTTCTTTCTGTATGACCAATAACAATTACATTTAAATCATCTCTTAGTTTTTCTTCAATTTTAATTAATCCTTGAAAAACATCTACAGCAAGATCCGACCACTTTTGAACAAATATCACATAACTTTCATTATATGTCAGACTATATCTTTTATTATTTTTTCTTTGTATTAACAGGTTGTTCAAACATTCTTTCAGATGTCCAACCTCTTGATTTTCTATCATAAATAATATTTAAAGGTATGTTTAATAATTTACTCCACTCTGGAGCAGTTTTAAATTCTCCTTTATAAAAAATTAATTTTAAATTGTTATAAACAATAGCTTCTTCAAAACTCATATTACTTCTAAATATTCTTTTATATAAATTATTATAGTCTAAATTATATAATTCAGCCCATTCAGAAAGTACTTTTGTTTCTCCTTTATAAGTGTATTTTAAATTAAAATCACTTCTATTAGAACTTTGTTCTTTAACAGTTGACCATTTACAATTATTAGGTTCATAATTACCTAAATTATCAATTCTATCTAAAGAATGATTTTCAGGAGCTTTTCCCATATCTTGTAAAAAGTTTTCAAAAGAATTTTTCCACCTATCACAAACTTGAATATTATTTTCATAATATTTGCCATGATTTTTATTACATGTAGAATAACATCTAGCTTTCATATTTTTCCAAGCTCGATATTCTTTTGTTAATTTACCATTAATTTTTCTCATATTATTTATTTTATTACAAAGATACGATAATAACCTACCTTTTCGACAAATTTTCAATTAAAATTTATCTACTCTACTCCATTCATATTTATAAAATATGTGTTTCGATAGTCGTTGAACCTTCATCTCATAAAGATGCTTGGCTGCTGATTGTCCAATTCTTACTTCTTTTACTATACTACAATCATCACTGTTGTAGGGAGTGTGTAAGACTCTAAGGAGTTTCCAGTCAATTAAATAGGTTTATCCTGAGCTTCAATTTTAGTAGAACCCAGTAATTTTAGCATCTGCCATAACTCTACTAGTGAGAAAATGTGTGAACATTTTGTTATCTATAAGGCTCTTTATCCCTATATTCTGCAATTTAGTCTATTTATATTTGCAGTTCAGACTATCTCATCATCTAATATTTTTAGACGCCCTTATTTCGTGGTAGATTCAGATAGGTTACTTATCTACTAGTCGTTGAACCTTTCTAGCTACTATTATACCATTCACTAGCTTGGTAACTGATTACCTTAAATAAGGCTTTCCAGTTTTAAAAGGGTTTAATGAGGACTTACACAATTAATTTATTATTAATAATATTTCTTAATCCTCCACTATCACAGTTTTAAATTTTGAACCTTCATTTGCTTTTAATAGATATGTTTTCAATTCTGGAAATGTTGAACAATTAATAACATTTCCTTTTGCTGCACTATATTTTACAGCTCCACCTTTAAAAGGTAGTTCTTTTCTATTAGGTTTAATTAATAGAGTTGTATTTTCGTCTAAATTTAACATTGCTCTTGATTTACCAGTACCTGGTTCACCAATTGCTAATATAATTCTTCCCATTCTTTATTTGTTTAAATACTTTTGATAATCTTCTAAATATAAATCCATTTAAAACCACCACTTGTTCTTTGTGGATATTTTAAAGCACAACTTATACTTATATTGTTATTTGCAATTTTTGCAGCTTTACATGATTCAAAAATTTCAATAATCTCACCTAACAATGTACATTTTGCAACTTTTTTATACTGTTTAGTATAATCTTTATTTGCTTTAATTTTAGCTAATATTTCTGGTGTATGTTTTTTACCAAAATAATTATTATTTACACCATTAAATTTACCTTTTCTACTAGCTGACATTTTTAAACAAGCTTCTTTACTCATTTTGATACCTTTTTTAATTTTTGATATTTTAAGTTTAGATTCTTCAGTGTGTTTATTTACACCATGTTTTTTAATATATTCTAATCTTGAATTTTTCATCTTTAATTTACTTTCTTCAGTATATTTAAATCCTAATCTATTTGTTATTGGATCAATAACATTAAATCCGTATAATGTAGATTTAGTATTTAACATATTTATCCAATATTTTTCTTGAGATAAACAAAATTCAACTGAGCAAGTTTCTAAAATTTCAAATTTAAAATTATTTTCTCCATGTTTATTAAAACTATTTTGTAAATAAGGATTTGTATGTTTATTTTGTTTTAATAATGAAAAATGTTGATTTTTTCTTTTATTAAAAGAATTGACAGTACTGCCAACATAAATTTTACCATTAATTACATTAGTTATTGTGTAAACACCTACACTATTAAAATTCTCCATTTTGTATTGATTCGTAAATATGGTCATACATTTCGTCTGCTTTTGGTAATTCCTTCATTTGATTGATGGCTCCATTAAAATACAAATGTACATAATTATTTGCTAATCCAAAATGTCTATCCTTAAGAAATATCAAACATCTGTATTTATCTTTAAGTTTATTTATATCATAACCTCTATAAGATTCTAATTCAAATCTTGTAGGAGCAAATAAACCTAAAATTAAGTCAGCATCTCTTTGTGTTAATTTACTATCACCTAATCCGTCCAATGAAGGTTCAAGTTTTTTCTCAATAGAAGCTCCTTTAAAAAACTCTTGTCTTTCTTTATCTGCAGCTTGTTGTTGTATATTTATTACAGTACAATCTAAGCGTTTACACATTTGCTTAAGACAATATTCTTTAGAAAAGTAATTCATTGCTTCTCTAGTATCTCTTTGAGGTTCTCCATAAGGACTTGTTGTGTCAGGATTCAATAAATTGATTTGATCAGTAACAACAAAAACATATTGATTACTATCTTTATATATAAATTTTCCTTTAATCTCTCCTTTATCTGTTTGAACAACTTCATAAGAACCTAAATTAGGATCATTAAAAAATTGTCTAACATGATTATAGATACCATAAGGATTAAATATATTATCTATTACTTCAATATATCTTTCCATATCTTCAACTTCTTGTTTAACACTTTGAATTACTTCTAAATGTTCTTTTGAAATTGTATAATTACCTAAAGACATTATTTGATGTGGTGATAATTGTATATCATAATTTGTATATAATATTGATGCAATCATATCTAACCAAAAAGATTCTTTACTTTCTTCTAATGCAAAATAAAATACTTTAACTTTAATTAAAGGATTTGCTTTTAAAAAAGAATAAATTGAATTGACTGTTAAAAATTTACATATTTTAGTTTTACCAATTCCTGAATTGGCAGTAATAATTGTATGTGAACCTTTAGTCCATCCTGGGAACCTTTGTGATAATCTTGGAAATGGGAAATTGATAGAAGTAGCAACACCTGATTCTTTTTTAGCTAAATTAGCTTTAATTTTACTTTCTATACTATCAAATATCATCACTTTGTTGTATTATTGGTTTATTTGTAATTATATCATCAAGATATTGTTCCCAAGTTCTTTGAGATAAAAAAGTAGCTAATAATTGCATAAACTCTTGTTTATTATCTTTCAAATGATCTTTATAATACTTTTGCACACATAATAATATTTTTTTATGTAATTCTATATTTAACGAAAATTCACCCTTACTTAGTAAAGTAGATTTATATAGTTTTTTACATCTAGCTAAATCATTATGTAATGGTCTAGTACCACCAGTTATACGTTTAACACTTTTAGGATATGTCGATAGTAATTCACGAAACAATACTTCAAAACTAGTGTCTTGTGACATATTAAAAATGTTTTTAGTAGTTTCTGTTATAGAAATACTATTAAACGTAATATCTGATTCATTTGATAAGATAATAAAACCAGAATTTCTCAGTTTTTGAAAAACATTTGTATCAATATTACCAGTATTAGTAATATATTTTACAAGAAGTTCTTCATCTTCAGTAGTTAAACAAAATAAAATAAAATACTCTTCAATTTTTAATCTATTAGCAAAAAGTTTTTCTATGTTAATATTAATTTCATTTTGCATAAGTATATGATATTTTATCTTGATTAAATCCATCTAAAGCAGACTTAACCCATTGTTCATCTATAGTATCTTTGTAACAAAAAATATGTACAACAGCACAATCATTAGGGTTTAATCTAAGAAATCTAAATATTTTCTGACTAGCTTTCCTCTCATTGCCGTAAGAGTGCATAATTATTCCATATTTTAGATTTGGTATATTAATACCTTCTGAAAGTTGTTCTACAGCACAAAGTTTATTTATTTTACCTTCTTTAAACATCTCTAAATTTTGTCCTGAAAACTTATTTTTTGAATGATAAGTTACAGGACATATTCTAGCAGCTTGTTCTTGAGTACTAGCAAAACAAAGACATTTACTGTATTCCCCTATACTATTTAATAAAGATTGAGCTTTTAATTCTTTGGATAAAAATCCTTGCATGGCTTTCATACGTTGTATCGCAGATATTTGTTTGGATTTACCGAAAGAAGAATCAACTCTACCTGTCCAATAAGTATAAATATTATACTCACAAGTCATCCAAGTAGCATTAGGTTTTACAACTTTGATATTTTTTGTTTTATCCAATTCTACATAATGAACTATTATTCTATAATCATTTAATATAGAATGATCAATGGCTTCATCTGTTTTATATGAATATATTACCGGACAATACTTATCTACCATAAATCCTTTTTCTGATTTCTCATTAATAGGTGGTGTACCAGTAAGTCCAATAATTTTACCTTTAAATAAACTTAACCATGAATTATGACTATATTTTAAAGAATGGCATTCATCTAAGTATATAGCATGATAATCATGTGTTTGTTTAGGTAAAGATAAATAAGTAGAAAAAGTAATATGTCTAATGAGGTATTCAAAATTAAATTTTTTAGCATCATCTTTCCATGATTGAAAAATTGATTTTTTAGGAGCTACTACTAAAAATTTATCAGATAACTCTGCATTAAATATATTATCCATGTGTCTTAAACCAATTAAGGTTTTACCTACACCTCCTGATACTGCAGCAGTACCTCTATTAACAGTTGATAGTTTTACTAAAACCTCATTTTGAATATTCTCTCTATTCATATTATTTACTACTATAATGATTTATTAATTTATTTAATAATAAATAACCACAAATTATTAACGTTATAATTACACTGTTATCCATATTAATCTACTAATGTAAAAGCTGGTTGATGAAATTTACGAATTTTTAAACCTGCTGATTTTAATAATTTAGTTGTTTGAGCAATATTTAAACCATAATATTCTGCAATTTGCTCTTTCTTAGAACCTGAATCAACCATTGCTGTTAATTCTGCTTTAGATACTGTTCTAGCTGTTTTAGTAGTACTAGCTACATTGTTTAATGTTTCCATCTTTTATTTTATTTGTTTGTTATTAATAAAGTCTATCAGGTATGATAGATCTTCTGTTATTGTTTCTTGATTTAAAACATACTGTTTAAATTGGTCGATGGTTATTAAACACTCTCCCAAACCCCACACCACCCCCTGCCTTCCAGGAAACTGCGAGCCGTTCCAACTAATTATATTAGTTGGACAAGGTGTATTTGAAAATTTAATAATATTAATTCTCCAATTATCTACAATAGGTCTTTCTTCTTCAGTAAATTTAAGATACCAATTATCTTTTGGGAATACATATTCTTTATCCATTTAATTTATCATGCTTTACACCCATAAATAAGCTTTCAAGCCAAATATTCATATCTGAAGAAGTTTCATTGATTAAATGAATACATTGTCTAATATCTACATTATGTGGATATTTAACATATCCCATTGCATAAGAACCTTTAGCAATTCTTAAATCTAAGCCATACTTAGTAGCTTTATTTAAGAGTTGTTTATCTCCTGTATATTTTAACCAACAGTGAGCTCCACCTGATTTAGTATTATACATAAATGATTGTTGTAATTCAGATAAAATATTATCAGGTATAAACTCATAACCATTTTTATCATTTTTAACATCAATATCTAAAATAATATAATTATCTGATGGTGCTACAGCTAAAGCATAACCTTCTGGAACAGTACCTTCAAAGAATGTATTATCTGGTACCATAGACCATTTGACAATTGGTGTATTATTTTTTAAAAGAAATGATTTCATTAAAATGTGTATTGCGTTTTAGCTTCTGTAGAAGACCAAAACTTTTTATAATTACTTGCTTTACAATAATCCCAAAGTCTATCTATTTCTTCTTGAATGAATATATCTGCATCAATTTGATCAGATAGTTCTTCTTTTAATGCATATCGAGATAATCCTAAATGTTGAGCATATCCAATAAGTGTTACTACACTAGTATTTCTTGAACCTTGTTCAAAAGAAATTTTATTGTCTTCTATAAAATTTTTAATTGTTGTCATATTACATATTTCCATAAGGGTTATTAACTATCCATTCTTTTACTTCTTCTTCTGAAGTAAATCCTAGGTCTTCCCATTCTTTTCTGGCAATTTTAGACCATGTATCTTTATTATTAAGTACTTTAGCTCTAGCTTCAGCCGTCATATTCCTAAGTTCGTTTAATAATTTATCAATTTCAGACATTATATTAATGTTTTAAGTGTTAATATTTGTTCAGGTGTCATTTTAAGTTCTTTTTTCCACACCTGTAGAATTTTAAGTACTATTTCAAATTGTTTAATGTTATCATTAAAATAGTTAGTACCTTTTTCTGTTTTATAGACATTCTCTAAATTAAGTATATCTTCTACTATAGAAATGTATTTATCAGTAACTGAAGTTAAGTCATAACCTCTTTCAGTATATTTAACAACTCTTTCAAATTGTCTTAATAACCTTTTAGTACTCCAAAAATCATTTTCATAAAATGAAGAATTCCATTTATTCCAAGTCCCTTCAAACCCTGTTGTTTCTCTTAATGAAAGAGTTTTACCTGTTTTAATATCATAAGCTGTTGTTATAATATCTAAATCAAAATTTGATATAACATCAAAACAATTTTTATTATGTTTTTTGTAAATAATATTTACATCTACTAATAAATTATATTTAAATTTAATAGTAATTAAACCTAATTGTTCTAATGAAGATTTATCTTTATTGATATATTCATCAAATTTATGTTTTTCTAAAGGATCTAGAATTGTAAATAATGGACTATAATGCATAAAAAAAAGTAGTTTATTAAAACTACTTCTATCATATACAAATAAATCTATATCTTGGCTTTCAAAATAATCTAATAAACAGCTACCTGTAATACAACCATTTATTTCTTGTTTTTTTAAAAGTTCAATAGCATTGTTAATGTGTTCTCGCATAATTTATTTTATAAAATAAAATAGGCTGCGTTTTATCTCAATCTGACATTTAACTTTCTTTACTGAAAGCACCTATTTTATTTAAATTATTTTAATTTTTCAGCATTAATTTTAACTGCGCCTAATATTGTTTCAATATTATATAAAGCACTTAATTTTACTAAACCTTCAGAGAAATAATCACCAACATTTTCAATAGCATCAATAGATTCAAATTGAGCCATTAGTTTATTGATTTTTTCAATATCAGATTTAGTATCTTCATATTTTATGAAATCTAAAGCATGTTGAACTAATTCATCTTTTACTTTACTTTTTGGTTCAGATGGTAAAGCAACATACTCTTTAGTATTTTTTTTATTAATACTAGCTAATACTTCAGCTTTAATATCATCTAAATTATCTAATTTTTCACATTTAAAGTTTTTGTCTTTAATTGCTTCAGCTAATTTTACAACATATTCTGCTGCTCTTTGTTGTTGAACAAACTCTGTATGATTAACAGGTTTTTGAGTTGCTTTGTTAATTAAATAACCAGCAGGATTTAATTCTAAATTTTCTAACTTTAAAAATTCCATTTTAAATTGTTTTTTTTGTTTATATTATAGATATTTGATTACTGGATAGTATTTATCCAATTTTTTACTTTATGTGTTGTTTTAGGTTTAAAGCATCTAACGTATCCTGTTATTTCATTACTTCTTTTATCTGTATGTAAAGAATAAAGAGTTTCTACTTCAAAATTACATTTTTCACCTTTATTAAAATAATAAGTAGGGCTATCATTATCTCCAAAAGAAATAACAGTATTATATTTTCTATGTTCACCAACTATTTTAATAAACATTTCACCTTCATTACCTCCACCATATTCTCTTACAGCTCCAACAATATCTGCATTTGGAA